TTTTAGGTTTTATTTTACGAAGGATGTTAAGTGCTGAAACATCGTCTATATCTTTAATATCTTCTTTAATTCGACGGTCACTATACGCAGTCCTGTTTAGATATACCGCTTGTTGAGCATAGTAATTCATATGGAACACGTGAGCACTGGTTGAGTGATAGCAGTCAACGTGGTGTCCATTATTTGGCCAATCGAGTCGTGTAGGGAAAGAACCTGCCGTAGCACGTAGTGATGTCATCATTATTTGACCAGATGAGGTCAACGCCGCACACTTGAACTGTTCGTAAGCAGTTCCAGGATTATTCACACAAGATATAGCTCCAGAACTTTCCAAAAGCAGTTGAGAGGCTACACGACCAGCCCAGTGAAAGCCGATCCGTGGAGCTCGAGACCACTCTGTGCCACCAGTCGACGATTCTTGGTTGTATTCACGAATCTCGAGTGATGCCTGGTTATAACCAGCTCCGTAAGAATTAGAGTAAGGTCTCACTCTATTAATGTATGCCTGACTTGAAAGTGTAGCAGCCGAAGTCGCCGTGGCGGAGTTTCCACTGCACGTCCCAGCCGTTGTCGCCGAAGTCGCCGAAGTCGCCGATCCAGCACTATCCGCATACCCCGCCCTCATCTTGTACCAACTACTCGCACTACTATTCTCCTCGTTTCTGTACCACAAGTAATTATCGGTTCGACCTCGACCAATAGCCAGCTGTAAGCTGTACTGGTTGTGTCCGGACCCCAAAGCCATGCGTTGATGGTAATATTGAGTTGGACCAGATTGCCCTGGTCCATTCGTAGTTCCCGTGATATAGTGAGCACCAAACTTATCCGTGTTAATAAATGTGTTGAAGTCGGTATAAGTCCCGTGAGTGGTATCATGCCCCCACGACATTTCATGAGCGTGTTGCCCATCAACGGTGTCGGCGTTCCCAGCCGTTGTCGCCGTGGCGGAGTTTCCACTACACGTCCCAGCCGTTGTCGCCGTGGCGGAGTTTCCAGTGCACGAACTCGCCGTGGCGGAGTTTCCACTGCACGATCCAGCCGAACCAGTTGTGTTTTGATTCAAAGTTGGGATTTGGTTAGCCGAGAGGGTTGTGGACAATTGTTGAGGGTGCACCATACCAACGCCTTCTGTGCCGTTGAGAGTTGGTGTGAAAGCTATACCAGTCAAGTGTATTCTCCCCAATTTATTGGTGATGCGTATTGCTGAAAATGAATCAAGACCAGATCCAATAAAGGTGATGGAAGACCCATCGTGTTGACCTGGATTGGCTTCGTTAGTGTTTTCGACCGCCTGACGAGTGTTTATACGTCTCAAGAACACGAGACCACCGTCACTTTGGACACCATGAACATCTGCGTATCCACCAGTATTCCATGTTAGTTGCGATATGTAGGCAGATTTCATACCAGTTGGAATGTTCCATTGTAGATGTCCGGGTGGGTCATTGTACGTCCGAGAGTTGTATGTCGTGTCAAATTTGGGGGGCCCCCAAGAGCTTGAGCTAGCAGTCTCTACCCATGACCCTGATGTTACATCAGGAGCAGTTACATCAAGTTCGGTGAATGTGATACCACCAGAAGTCCCAGTCGTATTTTGGTTTAAGGTTGGAACGTCACTGGTTTGAATTCCCGTGAACCCAGTCGCTTTAACAACACCATTTACCTGTAATTTAATACCAGAATCTACTGTCGTCACCCCAATACCGACGTTACCGTGTGCGTCTATCCGCATACGTTCCTCCGGACCAGAGGTTGCATCCATCGTTTTGAACCGGATTCCTATTTCACTACTGTAATTTCCTTCACTTACACTTTCGACTGTTACGAACCTATAATCACTATGGTGTCTGAATTCCAAAATTGCACCAGTTCCAGCGTCTTGTATCGATGCACCCGCACCCGAACCACGACCTACCTGTAAAGTAGCACACACTTTAGATGTATGGTCAGTTCCATCCCATAATCCACCTCCATATGTATTAAAAATGCTAGAAGGACTCACCGTCCCAATCCCCACTTTATCCCCTATAGTTGACAGGTAGACTACATCGGTGCCATTGACCCAAGAGCCACTATCGGAGTTGACAGAGGTTATACCCGACCCATCCCCCACGAAGGATCCAGCAGTGATACGCCCCGTGGTATCATTCATCACGATCCCTGACCCAACCCTAAAGTTTGTGTGTACATAGGCATTTGAGTTTACGTGGATACCCGCATCGGGTGTGGTGGTGACAAGACCAACCCTATTGTTTATGGTGTCTACGAAGAGGTGTGAGGAGCCCACTAATAAATTACTTGTAATATTAACCTTCCCTGAGAATGTTTGAACGTTAATGTCACTGCTCATCTATCATTAGTTTATACTTTTTCTATTGTTTCTATACGTTTACAAAGTGATACAATTATATTTTCTAACATACTGATCCTGGAGTTCAGTGTTCTGTATTTAATCTCTGTTACAATATTGCTTGTGGTATCTCGAATCTCTTTATTAAGTTCATTTTTCGTATCTCGAATGTCTTTATCAAGTTCTTTGATGGCATAAATGGATAGCACATCTCTATATTCTTTTTTAATTACTTTTACATTGTTAGTACTAATAGTTTCTAATATAACATCTTTTGGTAAATCTGAAGGTATCACTATTGTAAAATTTGATTCATCAATAACTTCTTGTACAATAAATTCTCCATGATCACGGAAAATAACTTTAAATTTTTCCCTAATATATTTACATGGAGTATTCATTTTTATTAAATGACCATTGGTTTCACAAGAAATCGGTGGATTCATTTTTTTAAAAACTTCGTGTGTCTGTAATAAAGATTGGTCATATATATTAGGATTTGTTGACACAAATTCGAAGTCGTACTCTTCCACTTCAATATCACGGATTTTATCCATTTATATCTAAATATATTTTAATAGTTGAAAGTTACCAATTCTTGATCAGCCGAACTACCGGAGTAACCATGTATAGATGCCAATTTACCAGTTGTTGAATCGGGTGAAATATATTCGATGAATAAATTATAATCAACATTTCCAGAATTACTATCCGTTGTACTAGTGGTAGTGGATGGTTTGAGTGTTACTGTAGTCGTTGTTGTTGCGACTTGTGTATCCCATGGATTGGTACTTGTATTACCAAAGACTGATATAGAACCAGTTGCGATTGCGAGTTGTGTAGGTGAGTTATCACCATCCCTATGACCACCACCAACTTCTAATGACATATTACTAAATTCATTATCTGCTTCAATCAAGTGGGCAACGATTTTAGCGTAAAAAATATTAGTTGAAAATGTGAGTTTTATAGCTGCATCCGATGCACTTATACCATTAGGGATCGTCCCCTTGTAACTATAAAACTTCTTACACGCCGAACCTGTGTTAATTACCATACCACTACTTGAGTAAACCTTAGCCGCGTTAACATTGGTAGCTGATGTAATCTCTTCCGTGACGTATACGTTACCTGATACATGGAGATTTGCGTGGGGTGTTGTCGTTTCTATACCCACACAATGTTGGGAAGCATCGACATAGAGGGTGTCAGTATCAACGAGGAAATCACCTAGGCCAGTGAATCTACCCACTTCGGTATTATTTACACTGAAACCAATGTGTCCACCAGTTGGAGTGTTTAGATGTGTATCACCTGAAGTAGCGGTTTGTTTTAACGCATATGCCGTACTACTCATATAATCTTCATGTGAGTAAGCCGCTTCGTCGGTGTTAGTACCATCGAAACCTATTTTAGCTCGTCCTAAATGAGAGAGACCAGCCTGTTCTGATTGAGCATAAACATTACCACTAGCGTATACATTACCTGTAAGACCTATACCACCAGTTACAATGACCGATCCTGTTGTAGCACTGGTCGATGCAATATCTGAATTTACAATTGCTGTTGTGGCAGTCAATGTACCAACATTTGATGTACCATGAACATCTAGATTGAACGCAGGTGTTGCGGTCCCAATACCTACACTAGAAGCAGAAACGTCTACAACTAATTTATTGACACCCACGATTAGATCATCGGTGAGAGTTCCTGTAGTGGTAGTCAATCCACCGAGATTTGCTGTCGTGGCTGTGAATGTACCAACATTTGCTGTACCATGTACATCTAAATTGAAAGCGGGTGTTGTAGTTCCAATACCTACACCAGAAGCAGAAACGTCTACAAATAGCTTATCGACACCTACAGATAGATCATCTGACAGGGTCGCGGTTACAGTGTCCAGGTTTCCGGACACAATTACCTCTGGGGTCGTCGCGATAGTAATGGTACTTCCCATACCACCATGTACACTACAATAATAGTAAATGGGTGAAGTCGTACCCGGTGGAACGACAAATGTTTTCTTTGCGCCTACAGTTCCCGCAGTTCCCGAGGATGTTATACCAGTAGAATACGCCACCCCACTACCGTCGGTACCCCCAGTCGAAAATGAGAAAGGGTGTGCCCCAGATGCAAGACTACTATGAGATAAGTCGAAAATATACGTCTGGTTTTCATGGAATACGAGGGGTTTGCGTATAACATCATCAATGTAATACGCTCCACCGGCTGCTCTCACCACGAATGTTTTTGTAGCACCAAACGTCGCAGCCTTTGTTGTTGTTAATACCCCAACATTCGCTGTACCATTAACATCTAAATTGAAAGCCGGTGAATCCATTCCAATACCTACACTTGAAGTAGACACATCTACGACTAGTTTATCTACACCTACAGTAAAATCATTTGTGGATGCTAAGGTTCCATTAAACTGTCCAGTTGTTGCGGTAAAACCAGCACTTGAAAGTGTCCCACTAAAAGTACCTGTTGTACCTGAAATTGCCCCACCACTATAACTCGCACCCGTCACAGCACCAGAAAATGCTCCTCCCACCGCAGACAGGTCACCACTAAAATCGGCAGTAGCGGCAGTCAAAGTTCCAGTGAGTGTAGGACTATCAGATAATACGACATTTGTAGACCCCGTACTCGTGGTAACACCGGTACCACCATCAGCAACTGCGAGGGTTCCTGTTATAGCTGAAGCACTAAGATCGACGGCAACCTCCGTACTTTCAATAACGAGACCACCATTCGCTTTCAGATCGACCGCAACACTCGGAGTGGAACTTTCACCGGATCCACTGGTTACAGTGATACCATCACCACCGGACATAGATTGAACGTAGTCTCCGGATGTAGCTGTTCCTAATGCAAGATCTCCTGTTACACTCGAGACCTGTACGTTAGATATAAGACCACCATCACCTGAGAACAGACCTGTCGTTGCTGTAATACCTCCAGATGCACTTATAATTCCTGTGGAGGAGTTGATATTACCAACGACATCTAGATTTGCGGTAGGAGTCTTTCCTATACCTACTTTTTTGTTAGTGGCATCAACGAATATAGCGTCTGTGTTAACTGTGAGATTTCCAGTTGTATTAACTACACCATTTATTTGGGCACTCGTCGCCGTTAATGCACCACTTGAAAGAGTACTCGAAAGGGTTCCGGTAGTTCCTGAAATCTCACCACCCGCGTAGCTTGCTCCAGTAATTCCACCCGTGAAAGTACCCGTGGTTCCTGAAATCTCACCACCCGCGTAGCTTGCTCCAGTAATTCCACCCGTGAAAGTACCCGTGGTTCCCGAAATTGCGCCACCCGTATAACTCGTGCCCGAAACTGGACCAGTGAATGCACCAGATAGGGCTGTAAGTGTTCCAACATTCGAAGTACCGTGTACATCTAAATTAAATGCGGGTGTACTAGTTCCTATACCAACATTAGATGTTGAAGAATCTACATGAAATGAATCTGTTTTAATTGTTATAGAATCTGCTACAAGATGGTCAAATGTTCCCGTTTCGGTTACAGTAATATTATTTTGAACTTGTAAATTTCCTAGAACGTCGAGTAAAAATACATTACTATCATGTAAAATATGATTATCACTTGCTACATTTTGTGTATATCCCATTGAAAATCTATCTTCGTCTCCATGATGAATAAGTCCCACGTTATGTCCCACATTTTCAATTATCAAACCTCCATCATAATTAGTACTTGGATTATTGTTAGAAATACCTATAATTTTATCTTTGATATTTAAACTTTGTGATTCTATAACATAAGAGTTACCACTGAATGTTATATCTCCCACAACTTCCAGATTTGAATTGATTACTGTAGATCCATTATTAAGTCTGATTTTAGAATCTTCTAGCATCTTATTCGATCCAACAATAGGGATAAAATCCTGAGTGAGTGATCCAATTGATATGGTATTCGAAAATTCTGCATTGGACAAGGCAAAAAAAGATGTGGATGGGTTATTAAATTCCAATGTATAAGTCGACGTGTTACCAAACCCTGTCACGGATTGTAAAGGGGGTTCTACAGCTGTAGAGGCACTTGATCCAGATTCAGTTATTTCACCCGTTGATTTATCATACATTAAAAGTACAATTTCAGGATCTGAAAAATCTTCTCTAAAACGAATAGGGGTCAGGTATACAGCACCAGATTGAGTAGCTTGTAATTCTGTATTACTCGCGTTAAAAACAATGGTATTCTCTGCCTGATCCTCTATAGCGTTTTTACCAAATCTAATTTTAGTGGATCTCTCCACCGTCGGCAAATTCTTGACCATTTAATATAGTCTGGTATTTTAATTCGCGTAAAGAAGGCCTGCCATACCATTCTCTATACGTAATATGTTATAGTTGACTGCGTATATGGGGTGTGTAATAAGCATCTTTTCACTCATGATTTTAGCGGAAGCAAGACGACTAAAGTTTAGAGTTCCCGTGGGTTGAAGAGAACTTGTAGAAAGACAGAAGCAATACAAGAAGAAATCTGGAGATGTTACAAAGTTTGTATGGTAATAATTCATGACGTCTATATAGTGTGGCTTCCCCCATCTATAATTACTAACATCTAGACCATTTATATTTAATTTTACTTTATTTGTAGGTGAGGTGAGAGCACCATCAGTGGTTGTATCTGAAGATGCTAGGTACTTCACGGGATGATTAAATGTTAAATCTTGAATTAATTCTCCGGATGGAATATTTTTTTGAACTTGTGTGATGAGAAGATCGTGTTTTCGTGATGCAATATTACCTCGCTCTTCGTTATCAAGGTAGTAATAATTGGCGAAACATTCTACATTATAGTTCGATGCTGCTGTAGCCCAATGAATCCTGATTTCGACATTATGATAGTTCAATGCAACGAGAGGTAAAGCACATTGTGGCCCTTCACAGAAAAAGAACCGGAGAGGGTAAAAATAGGAACGCGAAGATACACCTGGGTGTGTACCATTCGCACTTTTTGATACATTTTGTGCGAATGTATCGATAGCAATCTTTTCAGTAAAGATTGAGTCTTGGCAGTCTACTAGAGAACCACCAATATATAACTCCACCTTATCAATGATAGTGTCCCACCGTTGGACATCAAGTGCTTGAGTCGTGTCATCAAGTGTAAAATACACATAGCTTAACATATCGCCAGTTCTTTCAAATTGAATACTGGACATAGAATTGTTTTTCACCCCTCCATGGATTGTTTGTTTTTCGATGGACTGTGAAAAATTAGCATGTCTTTTGAAGGTTGAACTAAAGAAAGATATTTCGGGGTTACCCATAATATATTCATCCTGAGCACCGATGGCAATCAATTGAACAACACCAGCAGACATGGTATACTACTTTAACGAGAGAAAATTACAAATTGGGTTTTCTACACACGAATCGAATAACTAAAAAATTATTTTTCGCGGGACTAGCTGGTGTAATAGGTACACCAGTTTGGTTTCTAATATTTACAGTGAAACGATCAATGCTACGGATCGGATTGACATATTGTGTCACAAGGGGATAATTATCTTTGAAATTGAACGATGCTGTACCGTCACCTATGATACTCGCAAATGAATTGCGAACGATACTTGTAGCGGCTTGACCATTTGGTTCATTGGAGGCACGTTCTGTGAAAATACTATCAAGTTCCTCTATGGAAACGTAACAGTGTTTCGTAGCAACTGTCGTATTAATGTTAGCAGCCAATAGTTTAGCCTGGACAACATTTTTTAGTGGATTTTGAAGATGACACGTGAAAGCATTGGAAGCTGTTTGTCCGATAGTATCAATAGTCACAGTATGATATTCATGTTGAAGATCAGGAATCAATTGAGTAGGGGCTGTAATTAATGCCATATAGTATTAACTTAGATTAAAGATCCACCAATCCCACCTGTGATATCATACCCACCCTGCTCAGAGACAAGTTTTTGGGCACCACATACTCCCCCTGGAGTTAAACCCTTTGAGTATGGACTACCAGTCTTACCCGAACCCGCGGTACATTTCAAATCAACTGGTAAATCGAAAATGGATTGGTCACTCACAGTTTTGATTGTGATTGGCATAGCTTGAAACGCGCTTGTCCTGAAAGCACCGAGTGCCGAAATAAATACGAGAAGCAGAACTATCATCATAATGGCGTTACGGTTGACACGGTTCAGAGTAAACATTTTATAATGAACCAACATTTTTTTAAACCGCGTTAAAGATTATTTTTTTAGTTTCTGTATAAAGAGTAGATGGACGAAGAGATTGTACTCGATCGAGGACATACTAGTGTTATGAAATTGGATGCAGATGAACAGGCCATCATGGATGAAATTGAAGTTTCTGCTCCCAAACCCCAGCGTGTTTCCCGACCAAGTCGTAATGTTTATAATCCACCACCACAAACATCAGAGCGACAAGAAAGTATGGATGCTTTCGTAAACCCTAATAAACAGACGAACCAAAACGCTACGGCTCCAGATGAAGAAATTGATTATGGTGAAGAAGATGGTAATTTTTTCGAGGATGGTGAGGACTATGGGCCAGGATCGGGTCCAGGTCAGGACGAAGAAGAAAAACCTTCCAAAGGGTATTCTTCTATCGACGAAGAAAAGGCGGATCTAATTAACAAATTAGGACGCCTGGAAAAGAAGGGATTTGCTGTAAACAAACGATTGAATGCTTATTCAAACGTCGACGAACTCCGTACCGAAGTAAAGCGTATCACTTACAGTATAGATGTTGAACAGTCAGTTCGGTTTTCCAGAAGAATGCTTGTAGCGTGTGTGACCGGACTGGAATTTCTCAATAAGCGGTACAATCCCTTTGAGATTCAACTTGAGGGTTGGTCAGAATCCGTGATGGAGAATGTAGACGATTATGACGGCGTCTTTGAAGAATTGTATGTTAAATACCGATCAAAGATTAATGTCGCTCCAGAAGTGAAATTGATCATGATGTTAGGTGGTTCAGCGATGATGTTTCATTTGACCAATAGTATGTTCAAATCGATAATGCCAAATATGAACGATGTTATTAAACAGAACCCCGATCTCGTAAAGAATATGATGTCAGCTGTTCAGAACACGACTCGTAAAACGGGTGGTCCGGCCACTGACGCCCCCGTCGGTGGTTCAGGTGAGTATGAAATGCAGGGGCCTGGTATTGACATCTCCAGCCTTATGGGGGGTATTATGATGCCCCCAACACCACCAATGAATACATCAGCTATTTCTCAAAATACAGAGCAATTGGTTGACATGGACGATGATATTTCTGATATCATATCGATCTCCGGTGATTCAACCGGTGGTGAAGTAAAGGAGGTAAATGTTGCCTCATCGAAACCCAAACGTACCAGGCAAAAGAAAACGAAAAAGGAAATTAATCTCTAAACATATATAAATGATAGCATACTATCCTTTGGAGGAACTGGATCCTCCAAAGAAAAAACCCGAACCCATTGATACACCCAAGGTTGTTGTACAGGGTGGCACTGAAGAAAGTGAATTAAATTACATCGTGATAGCTTTTATTGTCGGAGTTATCGCGTTAGCTGTGTCCGACGCCATCAGGGCGTAAATGTTAAATCTATACTGAGGTTTTCCCTCTCATTAAATTTAATTACCAAATAGAATTCCTGATAAACCGTTTCGTATTCTCAGAACATTGTAATTAACCGCATATATAGAAATTTCTTGGTTTGCTGGTCGAGAAGAACCCTTTTCGGCACCATGTAGAGTAATAGATGCATTATCTATACGACTGAAATTTAATGTCCCAGATGGATTATAATCCGAAGCATTTAGACAAAAGTGGTATGTGAAATATCTTGTATCATACGTTGATTCACTACTTGGTGTGAAATATGAACGCCCATACTGAGACTTGTAATAATTTTGTACGGTATGAAAATAAACAGGGGTCATTCTTTCAAGAAGATGTGTTCCGTTGATTTGTAAATCTACACTAGAGAATGTAAACCTGTCATTATATGCATTATCACTTAATGCACTGTACCCCCAAAATAGGGATTTAACAGGATGATTGAATTGTGAAATGTCTATAACATTATATCCACCTTGTAGAACATTCAAGTCCTGTTTGAAACTTTGAACTTGTGTAATGATAAGATCCATATTTCTCTTTGTGAAAGTTTCTCGTTCATCTTTATCGAGGTAAATATAATTCCCATAGATTTTAGCACTTTTTTCAGCCTCGGTTAAAGTAGCTACATTTGTCTCATCAAATGTTATACGTATCTCAACTTGATGATGTTGTAATGCGATGAGGGGTAAAAATGCTTTATGATCACAAAAGAAAAAGTGAAGTGGAACGAACATATTATTTGTCGATGATCCCTTCGTGTTCAATTCTTTTGATTTAGTGTAGGTATCTGCGAGATAATTTGTCCATATATCAGAAAAATAATCATAATGTTGTGAATCTATTTTTTGACCCCCTATAAGAAGATCAATCGTGGAATTGTAGAATAGTTTGGAAGCGATATTCACACCTCTTGAACTAGCCTCAAGCCAAATTCCATTTATAATATCACCATAGACTGGAATAACTATAGAAGTATCTGTAGAAGTTACATTTTTTATGAATTTAGGAGCTTGAGAAAAATTTGTATGACGGGTAAACTTGGTACGAAAAAACGAATGTCCTTCGTCACTTATTATATATGAATCTTGTACACCTTTAGAAACAAGTTGTACCAATGCACCAGACATTTAATAGATGTGTAGATTATAAAAACAGACACTTTCCCTGAGGGAAGTCTGGTTTATCTTCCAACGTTTTACCACGAATATTGAAACCACCGTGCTTATATATTTTAGATCTTTTGTAATACATTGCTGTGAAAATAGACCATGGATCATGTATATCGTATATATGTGGATTGTTCTTTTTTCCACTCGTTTCTCTCATGATACGCCCAATACTTTGGGTAATATCTGATTTGGGACTCGCCAAAATAACTGTATCGAGAGTGGGAATGTCTAGACCCTCATGGGCTTGACTGAATGTCGCAAAAATGATCTTCTTCTTTGATGATTCTTGAAGTGCTGCCTCTTTCATACCACCCATGTATAGTCCCGATGTTTTAGGAAAGCATTGATGAAGAAACTCACAGTGTTGTCTTCGATCACTGAGAACTAAAAGTTGTCTACTACCCGCAGATGCTTTTTTCACCAACTCCACTAACATTCTATTTCTTTGACGATCCTCAACAAGTTCTGTGATCATATTGGGCATCGATATCTTTCCATTCCTCATAGACGGTGGTGGATTCTTATAATTTGGGGAATCAAAAACAATCGGAAACACTTCAACCTGTTCCTGATTTTTCCTTTCAACTGCGAAGAATGTGGGGCCCATGAACCAATGAAGTACTTTAGTGAGTCCATCTTTCCTCTCGGGTGTTGCCGACAACCCGTAAATATGTTTAGGGCATAATTTGAACAGGCTCTGACTGAATACTTTAGCACAAATATGATGGGCTTCATCAACAATCAAAGTTCCAATACTTTCGAAATCTGTAAAAGAGTATTCTTTGAGTGATAGAGATTGGAGCATTGCAATAACAAAGTCGCAATCGACTTCTTTTTTATCCTGTTGTACGACACCAATTGTAGCACCCGGACAGAATTGTTGAATACGCTCCCGCCATTGATCCGCTAAAAACTGTTTATGAACGACGATCATTGTCCTGTACCCCAATTTACATGCTATGGCCAAGGATACCGTTGTCTTGCCATAGCCACATGGTAAAGACAGGACGCCGTGACCCGCTTTAATTGCGGCTGATAATGCTTCATTTTGATGAGTAGCGTCTCTGAGTTGTCCTGCGAATTTGGTTTTAATTCGGACGGGTTCTGGACGTTTATCCTCTTTCGGTTCCCCAAGTTTAGAAGTTCCGTAGAATCTGGGGACACAGACCCCATTTTTAGTTGGTCGAAATACTTTGAAAGGTGGTGGAGGAAACCCGTAGTCCCCATTGACAACAGGTCTTACCGTAAGTTCTTTTTTAATTTCTTGAATTGGACCCGCATGGACAAGGTATCCAGTTCGGGTAAGTGTTGTCATTAATTACTTATTTAAAGGGGAATAACTTTAAATGAGTATAAGATGCCTATCGTCGATATTGAGGAAAATATTAAGAAGATCCAGAGTAACATTGAACAAATGACCCAAGAAGTATTTAGACTTCAAGGTATACTCAGTACCTTTCAGGGGTTTAAGAAAGGTGGTCTTACAACCATTGATCTCCCAAATGACCCTAATGCCGAAGCCGATCAGTCTTCATCCGAACCTACCGAGGAGCTTGAGAGTGTCCAAGAGAAGCCTGAATAATTACCAACATTCCAAATACCTTTGAAATCTATAATGACTTCAATTTCATCCCCCTTTATAAGAGACTGAACTGGACGCCCCTTGACGTTACACATAACTCTCCTATATCTGAATGGAACTTTAACTGTTAGAACGTGACCATCAAGTGGGTCATCGATGTTGTTATGTATGAGAAGATGTAGTCTTTGTGCGTGCATACGTTCAATAATACTTGAAACTTTCTCGGGTATAACGATTCGTATATATTTTTTGGAATTATGTTCATAAAATGGTTCATGTACTTTGGCAGTTAGTTTCATATATGGTAAACTAATGTTAAAACTATAAGTATTACTAATAAAAATAATAAAACTTGTGAGACCATTACAGGTTTCATAGGTTTCCTTGTCCCAAAACATATATTACTCAGAGATCTAGAAACTTCGGTTGCCGATTCTATACTTGAATAGGGTGTGTCTCTTGGGGACATCATACCACACATCGCAACCTTTGTACACTTCCCAAAAAATGGGAGTTGTCCATGAAGACTCAAAACACCCGAAGATTGTGAAAATTCCCATTTATTATCTTTCCATTCAGACCCCCAACCTATTCGTGCCTTTACTGGTTCGGGAACTTTTAATTGCTTAATGACTTCACGTTTGAGTGTTTCTGGATCGGATGCCAAAACTTCTTCACTAAGGTCACATATCACACATGAAAGTGTTTTGTTATCGGAAAGGACTTTAGGTTGTAAATTCCATTTAGTAGTCATTGATATTTCAAGGTCTGTTTTGATAGTGATTGGTGTATCGTAATCGAGTATAACGTTAATGGCACCATACGTACTCGCGCGAAGTTTTTTATCTGCATCTGGTCCCCAATTATCTCCAATTAATTTTAGAGCTGGACTATTGTCAATACATAATACAAGTAATCCATCTTTGATCACAAGTTCATTTGAAAGTGTAGCCATAAAATCATTCTTACCGTATTTGACATCCAATAATTCTACACCGAAAATAAAATTTGCCCCGGCATCCATAACTGCTTTTTCCATCGCATCACTCATAACCTTTCCGGAAACTTTCTGTGTATAAATTCTAGATAATCCTATATGATCAAAACTTTTTACAAATTCATAAGCTGACATCACATCCCATGTGACACCATCCATGACAAGTGGAAGATGTTCTACATATTTCTGACCATTTTTACTTAATACACCGATAGCATCTTTTAATGAAACACGTTTATACGTTTCAGGTTCTGTATACACTTTCGTGGCTAAGAATATGAATGTCATGTAATCAACTGGACTCAAATTCTCTAACATAAACTTCATGTAATCCATTTTGTTAACTTGTGTGAACATATCATGCCACTCTATACCCATTTCACCGAGGAGTGATTGAAAATTAACAAATGCATTATCAAATAAAATTCGATGTGCGTGGAGATCCCGAGTCCCTATCTCAGGTTCCCACCAAGATCCACCGGCTGATGTTTTTTTGTCATAAATAGTAACTTCATGATCACCTGTGCGTAAAAGTTCCCACGCAAGTGATAGACCCGTTGGTCCAGCTCCTACGATATGAACCTTCATTCTACTTGTATATAATACTTTTTTTTACAGAGTATTATATATAGGTATGTATTGTAAATGTATTAACATTTAATTTTTAGTCGTTTTAATTTTTCTTCAAACTCTCTCCGCTCACCAGGTGATTCAATTTCCTTACCAGTATTTATAGCTTCAATTTCGGGTCCTGTCAGTTGTATGGCGTTTACACGGAAATCCATGAATGCCTCCATAGAGTGTGGTACTAAGGGTTGGATGAGTTCATATATAGCAGTGGCATAGTCTCGAATTTCTTTTTGAGCATGATGATCCATTCTCAACTGTAAGAAATGCATGAGATTGTGAAGATCCATCTTCCACACAAATGAGGTATAAGTAGATTGAGGTAGTACACCACGAGCCTGTTCCCTACATACACCTGTATCTAAAAGATGTTGATACAATTTGAAGGCGTTCTTATATTGCGTGGATATGACTTTTGTGAGTGTTTCATCAGCTTCCACTACACCTTCTGATCCTTGGTGATTTATTTCAGATTGCTTACGCAATACTTCTGGTTCATAATACTCTTCATCAACAATGGAATACCTGGCAGACATTTCATTTACGGATGCGGTTCTATGTCTCAACCATTGACGAGCGATATACAGGGGTGCTTTTATACGAAATTTGAATACCACGAGTTCGAGTGGTGAAGTATGCCAGTTCCGAACAAGGTATCGGATAAGACCTCTGTCACCACGTGTCGTTTTAGTACCTGTTTGATAACTTACCCGAGCACCATCAACAATAGCCTTATCTAGGTTTTGTTGGGGCATATGGTCGACGAGTTCTACAAATCCATGATCTAATACTTTCTTCATTATGGATAATTATCTATTCAAATCTTTAATAATCACAACTATCATCAATTGGAACCTCTCCACAAAAATCGTATAACTTATATAATTGGTCTTGTGCGTCTTTACTAACAATTTCAACATCGTTCATAGCATCCATGGCATTGTCAACAAGTTCTATAAATGTATCGAGTTCATCAAGGGCTATACGATGGTTCATTCTTTGATACTTCTGGGAATGAAAGGCGGTTTTGAGACGCTTGTTACTCTTGATGATCCTATCCAGATTGGGTTTGTTGACAGCGCACATTCTAATAGTGAGACTCATTTGTATATCTATCACTTCAAATCTTTAATCATTTCATTAATGTCTTTGTAATATCTTTTTAAATCTTTCATAAATCTTTTATTATTTTCAAGAACTTCACATTCAACTTTATTTAAATAAATCCATGCTAAATTACATTTAGAATATTTTGTCATCTTTTGATTCTCATTTGGTTTTCGAGCGATTAGTTTTGTCGATTTCTTCTTTTTTGAAGCTGGTACAATTTCTTTACGGTTGATAAAACTGAGTGCCTGCATAACAGTGTCGGCTAGATCATCTTTCTTTTTAGATTTTTGAAAAGTTTCGAGCCAATGCGCGTTCGTAGGTCCATCACGAATAAATGCTTCACATCGTTCAATGGCCACCTTTTTACGTTTATTGTATTGAGCTTTACCTGGACCCGCTACATCTGGAATTTTATGTCTAGCATCATATAGAATTGTTTCTGCTTTAGGACATCTAATAATAAAGTAGGAATGTAAAAAATGCATAACTGATATCATTTTTTTATTTCGATCAGGTTGTTTCTCAATAAGGATTGTATTTGCTGTAAGTACCCAAGGTCGGGCATCTAAATGGTCTCGGAGTGATATATAAAGACCATCTTTATGTTCGGGTGGAACACCTGAAACATCCCATTCTTGTACAATGTTACTCTTATCATCAATTAAACACATTGCCAAATTTCGTATACCAACATCGATACTCAGAATCATTACTTATTTTGATTGGTATCTCTTTAAGTTACCAGGTTAAAGAGGTAAATTTTTTTATTGATATGTGGTGTTGGTGGTGTTGCCATTCATTCCCGGGCGCAGCTTTAAGTATGCCATATAAATATGATGATAGACGAAATAAATTTTCTGTGTGTGGAAACTTCTGTTCGTGGAGTTGTATGAAATCTTACGCAATAGATAAATATGGTATAAGTCGTGGTGGTATTATATGTGGGAACATTATTATGATGCGTAAAAAAATATATAGACAGATTGGAAGTATTAAACCAGCTCCATATCGTTTTATGTTAGAAGAGTTTGGGGGTGACATGACTATAGAACAATTCAGAAAGAATCAAACAATTGACGATACGAAACCTGAGGAGATTGATACGAAACCGGTTGTGAATAACGTTATACCCTTTGTGTCAAACACCAAAAAGATGGATGAAATAAAGAATGCTTCTTCTAATAATAGTGCATTAAAACTTAAACGGAATAAACCACTAAAACGAGATTACAACAATTTGGAATCAGCGTTAGGACTCATTATCACTACCAAATCCTAACGTACGTTTCTGTTTAGCTGTTGGTATAGAAGGTGGTAAATGAATCGTTTTTTTACTATGAACCCATTGAACTCCATCGTGTGCGGTCCAACAGATGTGATACCGCTCTATCATTTTTCTACATAACACACACGGTAGTGATATAGCGTCTCCATGTATAGTTTGTCTAAAGACAATTAAGTGACCATATTTTCTATGTAACCAGTCACTAAATTGATGTGGTTTATATCCTTTTTTTATACACTCTCTGTAAAGTCTACGAATGAGTTGTCTCTCAGCGCACATATGATTATTGCTAATAACTTCCGGACCCCTTGACATAGAACTTGTCACTGTACAATATTTCATAATTGACAATTCATACACATTCGACCAGTGTATACAAAATTACAGTCTTTACATTCACTTAGGCATACAATATTCTTTTTAGGAACAAGACCCTTGGCAAAACGCTCAAGTTCTTTGACTGTGTATATTCCATACGTTATCATTGTTTCCAATGATGGAAATCTCATTCTATTTCATATTGGACCATAACCCTTATATTAGTTAATTAGTAAAGACATGGTAAACATTTTTTAAGACCCTTTTGAGCCTTAAGCATTACCGCGAAAGAATCAACCATAGGTGGGATAAGAGATTTAAGAATTATTTCAAATTCGGAATCTTCTTCACCCTTATCGATTTGTTCTATGAGGTGATTCAGGACACCGATAACAAGTTTCTTCTTCTGGGGGCCAGGAAGTTTCTTAAATTTGTTTGTCTCCATCATGAGTCGACCCAAAATGGGGGGGACATCTTCTTTAGTAAATCCATCATCAAGATATTCAACCTTGATTTCCTCTACAGCCATAATCAGACTTTTTGCGTCAATTTTACCAGCGAATTTTTGGAGTATAACGTCCATTTTAATATTTATATACTATAAGTATAGAAATGAAATTCAATGATATCATCGCAACAACTGCCCTGTCAACAGGATTAGTGAAGATGTATATGGATCTTGAAAATTCTGGAAATGTTGATGTAAAATTTAAAAATTCAATCATTTTTGGTCTCGTCATTACGATGGCATGGTTCATATACTACACCAATGAATACGGTTTCAGTCATTTTACGATATATACTCTAATTAGTATTATTTTACAGTTACATATATTGAGAAATATAACTATAAAAGAAAAATCATCTTAAAGATTTAATTCATATCATATTCAGTAATGAGTACTTCCATTTGTGCCCAATTCAAGCCAACTTGTCACATTCGTCGTCAAACTAAATTGAACAATAAGCACCGTACACAATATTCCACAAAGATCCGGTCATCCGATGAACCCGTTTCTAATATTATAATCGAATACGAAGAGAAAGAACCAGTAACCCCAGAATACCGTTTCGCGGAGGTTCTCAATGGTCGTGCTGCTATGCAGGGTTTCCTCTGGGGTTCTCTCAATTGGGTGATGACAGGTGAAAATATCATTCAGCAGATTGAGGATCCTGTGTACGCTATCGCAGCGTCGGGAGTTGTTACTACACTGGCTTGGGCATCTGTCATCACTGCTGAGGATTTCAGTATTAAGGAACTTGGATCCTTTACACCATATGCTGAACTTAAGAATGGTAGATTAGCTATGCTCGGATTTACCACTCTATTGGGATTGAGTGCCATGTAACCCAAATATTCAATTAATTTAACCTTGTCTTCCATTGAAAATGTCCCTGCTCTACGCATCACGTAGGCCAAGAACATGAAGAGAATATAAATATTCGCAACGATTGGTTTCATACTTATTCTTTTGAAATTATATTACCGAATATATCTATTGTGATTGATTATCACACTGTCTATCTCATCCTCGGTCATATACGGAAACATTGGTAAACTTACACATTTCGAACAAAATTCTTTGGCATTTGGACAATACCTGTAATACTTTTCGTTACATTTCAGTTCCGGTAATGAAATTGGGTAGTGGATACCGGTTTGTATACCTTTATCATTCATGAAAGTAATATAATCATCTCTATTATCTACGAGAATGTAAAATACATGGAATACATCTTTCTTACTTCTCCGCCACCTTTCATATGGTATTGTGGGACCCAACATACCTCCCTTATACAAATGCGCGATTTCTCTTCTATCCTCCGTCCATTCGTTTAATTGTTTCAACTTTGCTGATAGAAACATACCCTGAATCCCATCCATACGACTATTTATACCATCTGTGTTATGCTCATATCTATTATATAAGGAGGCCCCTAAACTTGCGTATTGTTTCATCTTAGTAGCTAGTTGTGTGTTATCAGTAATACACGCACCAGCATCACCTAAAGCCCCAAGATTTTTACCCGGATAAAATGAAAAACACCCAATAGTCCCCATCGTACCCACGTGTCTATCATTGGACCTCAAACCATGGGCTTGTGCACAGTCTTCGATAATAGGTAAATTGAAATTAAATTTCAACAATTGTTCCATATCTACATATTGTCCATACAAATGTACAACGATTATACATTTAATATCTGGGTCCAATGTTATATGTTTCCATATCTCACGTGAATTTATCAACGCAGTATCTGGGTGTACATCAATAAAAAATGGTATATGCCCGGCGTTTTTAACTGCCATAGAAGTAGCCTCATAGGATACAGCCGGAACTATAATTTTGGAATTGGGTTTGAGTTCAAGCGCCTTGATCGCCAAATATAATGCATCTGTACCACTATTACATGTAATACAGTGTTTGGAACCAGTATACGTTCTAAATTCATCAGCGAATTTCGTATCACCCACAAATGAGGATGAATCTATAATCGTATCAAGATCTTTATGAAATGTTTTTCGTAGTGGATCATGTATTCTTTTCAAATCATTGAAGGGTACTTTCATTATTAAAGATAAATTGTTTATACTCTTTAATAATGAAGTGTGTAATAGTAGGTTTAGGTTACTTTGGTAAAATTATCAATCATAAATTGAATACTACATTTCCAATCGAAGAAATTATTACTGTAGATCCATTCAATGCAGACGCAGAATTTAAAAATGTATCTGATGTAAAAAATGTAGATGGGTATTGGTTTGTTACAACACCCGCAAGTACACATCATACAATTCTTTTAGAACTATTCGAAAAAGGTGTAAAAAATATATGGGTTGAGAAACCTATATGTAACACACTAGATGATACATTGGATATATTTTCTAAGAAACCAGATGATGTTTTCTTGTATTGTGATTTTACATGGCTTCAACATGAGGCTATAAAAAAGATGGGGGATTTAACTGACATCAAACATATTGAAATGAAATGGTTGAATGATGGATCTATGATTCCTAAAGATGTAAACATAGTAACCGATTTAGCTGTTCATCCCATCTCAATCTTAACACAATTCTTAATTAAATCGAAAGATGTTTTACAAAAGATAAATGTAACTTATGCCAATCATACATCGGTATTGATAAATGGGTATAGTAAAAATGGTATTACATTTAATATAGAAGTTAGTAATTCTTCTATTATAAAAACACGTAATATTGGTGTATATTGTGGTAACGAAGTGTATAGATGGTTTTCAGAAGATCAATATTACATCGAAAATGTAGGTACACTTAATCCGAAAGATGCTATCGTATCTAATATTGAACTATTCTTTTCTAAAAATGCGTTAGGGTATCCATTAGATATTGCGAGAACTCTTGAAACTGTAAATAAACTGTTCACAGACTTCAATAAGTAATTTTTTATTAATATCTGACATTGAAGATCTTTCGATACCAATTGTATTGACTTTTATAGGAATTGATGGAACTCCACCCCACACAATACCATCCGGTGATTCACCTTTAAAAAAGCTATTCGCACCTATCATACAGTATCGACCTATCTTAGAATGTTGATGTATCGATGCATTCATACCTATATGAGTATTATCACCTATAGTTACAAATCCAGCTATACTACACCCGGGATTTAATTGTACATTATTTCCTATAGAACAATCGTGTCCTATGAATACCTGACTCATAATGTAACAATTATTACCTATTCGTGTACATGATTCAGTTGGTTTATTTATGATCACATACTCTTTTATTTCTGTATTATCACCAATGATAACCTGACCACTGGGATTAGATGTTTTACCTTTCCAATCTGGTTCGGTTATCATTGATTTATATAACTTATTCAACTTTAATATTGATTAAAGGAGTGTATTCATATCATAATAGATGAGCGGTTCATTTGAACATGTTCTATCGGATGACAACCCGTTTAAGGCTGTAGCAATTGACGAATGTCATCTAGACTTAGTTTACGGTCTCGTGCGGACTCATAAACCAGAAAATGTACTCGAGATAGGAGTTGGTAGTGGTAGAACAACCGCTTATCTATCAAGAGCCTTAGAAAAAAATGAAAATCTAAAAAAACTCACATTAGTTGACAATTGGGTTGATTGGAAAGGTGAAAAACCTGAACATATTAAAAATTTTCAAGACAAAGTACAATTAGTAGAAAGTGACGAACTTTCATTTGTTTTCGAGAAAAATAAGACGGCATACGATTTTATATTTTCGGATGCAGATCACTGGAACACACAAAAATGGTTTGAGCATGTCTATAGTTCTATACTAAAACCAGGTGGTATATTGATTTACCACGACGTTTCAATTGAGAGTCATTGCCCAAAGGGTGCTTTTAGATTTCCTAATTTGGAACAAATTTTGATTAAGTGTAAGCAATATGGATTGTCTCATATGCACTTTGATAAATGCTCTACTAAAGATGAGGAATGTTGGAGAGGATTACTCGTTATATTTAAATCACAATTACAAACGATCGTTCCAAAAGATGGAAGTTTATATGTTTTAGATTAAATATACAGTATTATTTCTCCACATATCTCCATAGTCATTTGTTCCTTTCATATCGGTGTTATCTGCACCTCTCGCATTATTATATTTACATTTGATGAACCTCTGTTTTGCAAACACAATATGTTCATCGGCACTATGTTGTCCGATCATACACTTTTCCGGGTATGCTCGAACATAATCAATCGCGGCGTTCATGTACGCACCAGGACCTGTTGGATACAAACAATCAACACCATAATGTCGTTGTTTGGTGTTCCATAAAATGAGGTCGATCATTTTATTCGATATGGTATGTTTTGGGATAGAACCTATAAATGCAGTGTACATACATATTTGATTTGGAGGACAATCAACACTCGTGTAATATTCTTTACCTACATTGGCTAAAGTATCAATAGATTCCATACATACCTGTCGAATATCCGAGTACCATCCACCTTCGTTATAAAGTATTAAATGTCGCATTAAGTCACATTTATAAGAGTACGGTTTGAGTGACTCATACGCTTTGAGAACCTTTTCATCAAAATGTTCTTTTATATACGCGACACAATCATCACCTGAATACATTTTGATCTTGTATCCGGGATTCATACGGTACCATGTTTCTAGTGCCTTTTTCATACCATCGGGTAATGTTGGGAGTTTTCCGTCATCAACTATGAGGACTTTGTGTATTACTTTCGGTATCATATTGAACTTAAAGGTATTATATTCTTTAATAATAATAATGAAGTTATCTTACGCTATTACGGTGTGCAATGAATCTAAAGATTTATATTCACTTATTTCCTTTTTAAAACGGGTCAAAGATGAGGAGGATGAAATTAATGTTCTAGTAGATACAAAACATGTGACACCACAGGTTTTACGAGTATTAGATAATTTCAAAAATGATATAGTTACATGTGAAAGATCTTTTGATGGTGATTTCAGTGCACATAGAAATTTTCATACTAGTCAATGTTCCGGTGATTATATATTCATAATAGATCCAGATGAAATGCCAAAGGAAAAATTGATCAAAGGTATCAAGGGTATTATAGATGAAACAAATATAGATTTAATAAAGGTTCCTAGAATAAACATATGTTTAGGTGCAACTGATACATGGTACGAAGATCATGGCTTTACAGTTAATGATTTTGATTGGGTTAATTGGCCAGATTATATAGATCGAGTTTATAAAAATAAACCTTCAGAAATCAAATATGATAAGAGTTTACATGAATCTATAACGGGTTATGATAAATTTATATCGATTTCACCACATCCACAGATGGCTATACTACATGTAAAAAGTGTTGATAAAGATGATCATCGATGGACCGATGGTAAACTTAAAATCCGTGAAGATGATAATCTATACGATTCTTTGATGTAAAAAAAATAGTATCAAAATATACTCTTTTGTAATAAATATGATTTCGAAAAAAAACCAATAGGTGTGAAATTGTCAAGAATGGAATGTACTTTACAAATACTTGACAATGACGTACAACAGATTAACTGTGTAACACCTGAAGGACTTCAATAACAGCCGGGTGACGAACAATATCTCTATCATCCATTTCAACATGTTTGATATACTCCATGTCTATACACTGCATCTTGTATACCAAATCTTCTAATCCATTTAATTCACCTAAATCTGATTGCTCAAGGTCTCCAGTGACGATGAGCTTAGTGTCTTCACCTATACGTGTAAGAAGCATTTTCATTTGATTTGGTGTTGAATTCTGCATTTCATCGGCTATAATGACTGTTTGATGAAATGTTCTACCTCTCATATATCCAAGGGGTTCGACACATATACATCTATCCATTTGATTATGTGTTAGAGACTGTTCGAAAATATCATACATTGGTCTTGTCCACGGTTCCATTTTTTGATCCATATCACCTGGTAGATACCCCATATCTTCATCCGCTGTAACTATAGGTCTCGTGAGTATAACTCTGGCCCTGGGATTTTTAGAAATATATTCATTCGCTATTTGACATGCGAGTATCGTTTTACCTGACCCAGCTGGCCCTGTGCCAATTATGATAGGTTTATTAGACCTAAGTGCTAAGACGTATTTACATTGACCAGCAGTCTTTGGGAAGTTCATATATACTATTTAAAGTTTTTTTCCTTATCTAAGTTATATGGACTTTCATTTCATAAAGTTAAATCATAATGGTACATATCTAAGTCTCGTGGATCCTAAATCTAAACCACGTTTCGTATGTTTTTCTGATAAAGATATGACAAATAACTGTATAGATTATATCTCCGAATTTAGAGCTAAAAATCGTATTTGGCCATCTCTCGATATGTCATCAGCCAATCGAAAATTAGAAAAAGAAGATAGTGCTATATTTCCATATGGATCACCTAAAATGATAAAACGATCATTAGAAATTGATTCTTTTGATTTAAACACTATTGATATAATAGCATCTAGAACAAATGTATCATTTTATTGTATTTTAAAGTTCGAAGTATTAACTGGTGATGAAACTGAAACTATATCTCTCTCTGGGCAAGAGATGGACGGTATAGCAGATCCTGATGATTTTGGTAAATGGATGGATTTTAGCTTAAAAACAAAGTAACATAATTGAATAACATGTGTGGTATTATTGCACTTTTTGGTGAAGAAGTGGAAGTGGGTTCATATCTCCTTTCTCATAGAGGACCTGATGACTATAGAACATCTAAAATTGGAAAATGTCGAATGGACTTTTACCGTCTCGCCATAAATGATCTCACTGATGCCGGTATGCAGCCATTCACTGAAAATAAGGCTATGCTCGTATGTAATGGAGAGATCTATAATCATAAAAATTTCCGGTTAGGGCATGAAAAGAGTACAAGTGACTGTGAAGTACTCATCAATATGATTCAATCATATGGTATCACGAAGACCGTTGATATGATTAACGGTGACTTTTCATTTATATATTCGGATGGTAAGCGTATCATGGCAGCACGTGATCCCGTTGGTGTAAGACCCATGTTTTACACACGATATGATGAGAACTCGATCGCATTCGCAAGTGAAGTCAAGGCATTGGTATCATTAGGTTCAACTATTCACATTTTCCCACCTGGGCATATATATGATTCCTACATCAACGACTTCGTATGCTACCACACTGGGTATTGGAGGGTTAACAAACATGTGAATAATAAAATGATCAATGAAATTCGTCAAAGCTTTGAGGATGCCGTTCATCTTCGATTGGCTAACACTGAACGCGACATCGGGTTCTTATTATCTGGTGGTCTTGACAGTAGTCTTATCGCATCTATCGCGTCTCGGAAAATTGGAAAGATTAAGACCTTCTCGATCGGTCTCGAGGGGAGTCCTGATCTCGTGGCGGCTCGGAAAGTTGCGAAGTATCTTAACACTGATCACACAGAGGTTAAGTTTACACCACAAGAAGGGATTTCACATCTCACCGATGTGATCCATTCCCTCGAATCGTACGACACGACAACTGTGCGTGCGAGTACACCCATGTGGCTGTTATGTAAGTATATCAAACAGAAGACAAATTGTAGATACATCTTCTCGGGTGAAGGAAGTGATGAAATTCTAGGGGGGTATCTCTATTTCCATAACGCACCAAATGTGGATGAATTTGCATGTGAAAACATGCGTCGTCTTCGTTTGATTCACCAGTTTGATGGGTTACGTGCGGATAGATGTGCGGGTGCGCATGGTCTCGATTTGATTGTACCATTTCTTGACAAGAATTTTATTGAACTATGTATGACTATGAATCAAAATGACAAAGTCGCGAGTATTGAAAAGAATATACTACGTGAAGCATTCGAAGGGTATCTCCCACATGAAGTATTGTGGCGACAAAAGGATGGAATGAGTGACGCAGTCGGGACGAATTGGGTAGACGAAGTAAAAAAATATGCAGAAGATAACATCGATAATATGTTATTCAAGGAAACGCGAGTAAAATCACAAGGTCACAATACACCAATTACAAAAGAAGAAGCTCTGTATAGAAACATCTTCTGGAAATTATATGGGAAACATAATGATCACCTTGTATCTGAAATATGGAGACCTAAATGGACTACAGTAACTGATCCAAGTGCGCGTCTACTTATAGAAAAGAAACCTATCTAATATATATGGCACATTTTGTCACCCGATTTGATTGTAAAAATGAGGAACATGTGATATGGCTCAAGGTGGTTGGTAATAAAACTGGTCAGTCGATGAATGGTGCTAAGATTGATCTTATGAGTTACGTTCATGACAACCCTTTACCAGGAAGACCTACAGTTGAGCTCCCTACAGATTGGGCGTATATACATTTCCAATTGTGTATGAAGTATGCGAATGCTGTCCTAAATGAGGATGCCTTCGTCCCGGGGGTGAAGTAATGTATATTCACGTAATGTAAAATCTTGTGGTTCTGAATTTTCATCCATGCGCATGAGTAAGACTTTACCTTTCACGTCATCCCCATGAAATGGGTATGGTAATACATTCTCGTTTTCTATGAGACCATGTTCAGGTTTCATGATGACAACATCTATTTCAGGCCATTGACCAATAAATGTAGCTCTCCCCAAAAGTATTTTAAAAATTTCATTTTTCGATGGTTCAATATCAATGTCGATTTCTTCTATGTGGTTTAGTGTTTCATGTATAAGAACGGCTTTCGTCATCTTACTCTCATTATATAAAAAAATATTGATAAAAGATATATTAATAATGGAGCGTAGAACAATGTTTCTTCTCGCAATCGCCTTGCTTTTGATCGTGTATTTCATCAGCTGTCAGGGTTCTATACCAGGAAATGACCCCCGCTTTGTGTTCAGTGAGAAGTACCGAGCGCAACAAGCTGATTATAAGTATGGATTAGTGGACACTAACCCCGCTCGCCGCGTGGGAGCTTTTTTCGATACCTGCTCTCCTGAAAATATGGGGGATTGCAAGCGTAATGATCCTTATAAAGGTCTTCCCAAACCCTAAGTAAACACGATTTCACTGATAAATTTACATTTCTCACTAAAATTGTATTAAAAGGGTACATAGAGTATTATACAAGAATATGGAAAATCCTACTCGTGATTTTGTCGTCAGTCGTCTATCTGATCTATTGGGAATACCGAAAGATGATGTTATATGTATAAATATGGAAAAAAATATATTGAATCATTCAATTAGTCGATGTAATGATGCCGCATGGGAGAATTATAAATTTGTAAACATTTATAAACATAAATTTTTACAGATTCAATATAATATTCGTAAATCTCCAGAACTAAAAAAGAATATACTGGAAAAGAAATTGAAGACGTATGATGTTATTGAGATGAGACCAGAACAATTATGGTTCGATGGTCCATCGGCCAAACAGGTAGAAAAGAAGGTTCACATAGATATAAGAAAACAAGCCATCATTAAGGAGATTCAAAATCAAGATGGATTGTTTAAATGTGGAAAATGTAGATCTATGAAGACATCATATTATCAAATGCAAACGCGATCAGCTGATGAACCTATGACAGTCTTTGTAAGCTGTCTCAACTGTGGAAAAAATTGGAAGTGTTAAGTTTATGTGTAGAATCGGTCAAATCTGTTTCCAGATCACCTACTGATAATATAAATTTATATGGCAATCGATTCTTCATGAGTGTTTTAGTACTCGCACTAGTAAATCCTAAATAGTCACTAGGAATGTTATATTTACCAAGTTGATTTATAGTCCAATCGATAACTGTTTTAATTCCAGGTCTCGCTGTAATAATTATAATTTTATATCCCAAATGTCTAGCTATATATAGGAGTTCAATCATAGGTTTGATTGGAGTACCATCTGTATATATCAAGGTATCATCTATATCGAACATTACAGCATCATTTTGTCCGATCACACGACCCGATATATACTGTATACCTCTCTCTTTAAGAGTATCCATTAATATTATTAAAGATTTAAATTTCATTCAATCTAGATATGATCGTAGATGTTCACTGCGATGATGGAACTACACAAATCGCCCGAATAGTTAACGATTCTGATATCACATACTCAGTGCAGTTTTTAGAAAAGAATAAACATCATTTATATGATTTTGTGAATACAGTTGAAGTAATCACTAAAGAAGCTATTTCAGGATTTTATGACACGGATGATCTAGAAAATACGCATTTATATACAAGGGTTACTAATGGATATGAACTGGTGGACGATAGTGAAGATTTAGATTACACGGCTTCTGATATCGACAGTGACGAAAGTGAAAGTGATGTGAGTCTCATTGACGAAAATGATTGTGAGGATGAGGATGAAAATGAAGCCTAAGTATAATAAATCCTTTTGTAATATATATCATTATGGAGTATAAAGAACCAAACAAACGCGTGACTAAAAATGATAAGAAAAGTTGTAGACAAACATATTCACAAAAACATGTAAGAAATATGCTTAAACAAAAGGAGCGTTCATTAGCTAAGAAAAACGATGGCACCCTACAGCCCCCCAAACTCCCATTACTCCCAAATGGACGTATCAGAATATGATGAGGAGCGTCTTTTTACGTTTATTGGTAAGACAGGTAAAAAGTTCTACTGGTTAACCCATCGGTTAGAACTCGATTATATGTGGTATGATAAGAAACGTAAAGTTATAGAGCTATGGGGACCGTATCACACACATGTCAATCATCAGGCAGAACGTGTGATTCGTTGTGAACTTGAATATTTTATGAAACCTAAGTTAGGAGACGATGTCACAAAATTCCATAATGGAGCAGAAACCCCCCTCGAGGTCTCTTAAATGTCCACCACTTCAAAAAGCGGGTGAGCCTGCAGAAGGGAGTTTCTTATATAGTATCTGTAGATCTACATATGCTGATCATGTCACTTACCCAAAGAGACCTGTGTATAAATATGACGATTATCTAAAACTTCTGAAAACAAATAATAAACAAATGGGTATACCATATGTCGATCCAAAATTACCTGTGTATGAATATCAACCAATACCTGAAAAAACGCCAGAAGTCGAATTAGATGTACCCGATCGAGTATATATGAGACTCCGTATTTTAAAAAACGGTATCGTACGTGTAAAACTCAATGCGAGTATATGGGATTTACATAATGCATATTATCGACGAGCGATTAAACCACCATTCAAGGCAGTATTACAAGCTTATAAAGCACATGGCTTTAGTCAAAACTTTATGGAAAATATAAAAAAAAACAATGAAAAACAAAAACGTTTGGCACAACGTATAGACAAAGTATTTATTAATATTTTTGATAAAGATCATGTTAAAAGATTGAAAAAAGAAAAAAAGAAAGAAGAAGAGAAGGAAAAGAAGAGAGAAGAGAAGGAGAAGGAAAAGGAAAAGGAAAAGGAAAAGGAAGATGAAGTCAATATTGAATTACATGAACCCGAAGAGGATGAAGAAGATGAAGAAATTGTAGATGGAGAGATGGATATTGAACCCGACGCTGACGACGATGAAGCCGTCGAAGATGATTTCTTATCGGATGGAGAATAAGAACCTAAGTAGTTATCATTTTTGTTATAAACCACACTATTATGTTTATCACTAACGTTATTCTCTGTAACCTTATACTCGATCGTGGCTTCTTTAACACCCTAAAAGAAGCGACCTATCACGCAAACCAACAAAAGAGTGAAAAAATCTGGAAACTCACCGACGACTCTGTATACTTTGGCAACGTAGAAGTTCGTGTATACAATACCGAGGATTACAAGAATGAACATTTTCTTTCTTTCGTTGATTCCCATTGAAATTGCTAATATGTCATGTGACCAACATGTGGTTAAGATTCAACTTGAGATATGTCAGATGTTATATACTGCTTGGTATTTTTCAGGTGAAGAAGAGATTATTCACGTATGTGCCCCATTTATAAAAGATGGAACAAGACGGGGATATCGTCCGGCACACAAAAAGCACCCTATGACCATGTGGATTGGATCCAGTTTAGAAAACTATATGTACGCGTGTAAGATCGGGATCGCATTGACCCTCGAGTATACGCGTAGATATGGCAAAATACATACATGTGCGAGACATCTTGAATGGTTGTATCATAATCACCCATCACAGTTCGAGGAGCGTAAGAGTGAGACGGCATATTATTCACGGGAAGGTATACCTGAATGTATGCCAGAGGAATATAGACGAGAGAGTATTGTCGAGGCGTATCAGATATATTACATGATGGATAAAATGTCTTTTGCTCGATATAAAAGTGTACTAGACACTAAAAGTGTGTATACATAAACATAACTTCAGGTCTTTTTTCTGGTTCACCATACCCCAATGATTTCATAAACTTATGTACTTCATTATCTTCGGAGAAATTGTGAATCTCGATGAGTACAGTGGGTTTATGTTTCTTGAGGGTTTCTTGTGCACCCTTTAGCGCATGTAGTTCATGACCTTCAACATCAATCTTTACGAAAGATGGTGTACCGGTATAAATATCATCGAGGCGATCACAATGTACATCAATACCCTCCCCTTTCCAATCGTCTGTATGATGAAAACTCGTTCCACCATAATTGATCAATGTACTTGATTCTGTACACGCATGTGAAGGAATATGTATTTTAGATACAGTTTTTTCGTCTGATAAGGCACATGGAACAACCTCGACAGGGTACCTGAGTGCATTATTGTTTACATTTTGATTTATAATTTCATAAAACACGGGTTCGAATGAAATCACCGGACCATAATCTGAAAATATCAATGTATTATACCCGATATTCGCGCCTATATCAAGTATGTCTGTACCATGTTTATGCCATAGGCGCACATCTCGACGCATCCACGAATCCCACTCGTGCCCTCGAGCAATTGCGGGACCTATATATTCATCGTTTGATATGACACATACATCATAGATACCATTATTTACACGTGTGACGTTAATCTCCATACTATTTAGAACATGGTATTAAGCTTTAAATAAGACTTATAGATTTAAAATGATATACAAGTATATGGCGATTGACAAGACTACGAAAGACAAACTCACTGATTCTGAGAAGAAGAAAATCAAGCAGGATAACAAGGCGAAGGCGAACCCCAAGAAGTCTGAGGCTAAGAAGGAAAAGAATGATGCGTGTCGCGAGAAGCGAAAGGAAGAGGGAACCACCAAGTCATTTGCTTAATAAAAAAATAATTAATTAATAAACACCCTTAATGAGACTTTCAAAAATACATGAGTCTCATTAGACCTTATCTAATGAGACGTATTGCCCCTGCCGCAGTTAAAACCTTTTTGTGATTTTCACCTCCATTGAGTCTAGTCTTAAATCCTTTCTTATTCGCATTTGTGAGGTGTCTCATCTTATTGATCTTAGCCATTGTATCACACTTAGGGTTACCTGATGCACACGCGGCCTTTATACCACCCATGACAGCACGAGCCGTGCCACGTAAACTGGGTCCACCCCCTACTATACCAGTTGGACATTTGGGAGATGATTTCATCTTCGCTCTAATTTCTCTGATCACATCTTGTGTAAAAGTGGTTGCCATATAGTTCATGTATTTAGTGGATGCTTTACTGTACGCTTGTTTTTTAACATTCATGGTATTATTACCAGTGTATTTGTTTACGAGTTTGTTTATCTCCCCGTTGTTTAGGAATCCATTTTTACCACCGTATAGATTTCTAATTTCGGTGCGTAACTTGGTCTTATTATTCGTCTCGTTTCCTTCGTTATTGCTACTAGTTTCGTTATTGCTACTAGTTTCGTTATTACTTGGGTAATACATATTTACTATCACCTGATAAAAAAATTTCTCATATTACAGTATAATGCCTCCTAAGAAGGCACCAACAAAGGAACAACGAGAAAAGGCAGCAAGAAAAACCCTTTCTCAGAACAGTATTGTTAAAATAAGAAATGCGACAAATTCTATTATTTCCAACAAACACAGGGATGTTATTCGAATTTTAAGTCAATTCTACAGAAACGCACCCGATACACTGATCAAAACTATACCAGCCGTAAAGAAAATGAATCAAAATGAAATGAATATATATGTCAAGAAACAATTTGATTTAATAAAGAATCAAAGGATTAACTCTAACAATGTAAATCTTAATACAAATTTATCAATGGATATAAATAAGTTACACGACTTTTTCCTATTTTTATGGTTAGACATGCGTCACGATTTCAAATCGGGTGATAAAAAAATCGGGGTACCCTTAACAGATGACTTTGATCAATTTTTAAAAGGATCCATAGTTGATGAATTCGCGAAAAATCGTAAATGGGATTGGAATCGTACACCTATTGAAACGGGTAATATGAAATATTGTCTACAGAATGGTATTATAGGAACCAGAAACAAAGGGGGGAGCTTGAAGAACAAATATGGTTATCCCGGTGACAATGCTGACAAACTTTTAAAAGAAAATTTTGCTGATATGTGGTCAAAAGCGGGTGACCCCGTATCATCTATACTCGTTGCAAAGGGGGTGGATCAAAAATATTATACGAAATTGCGAAAAGATGATAAACCTATATATATAAGTTTTGATTCTGAAAACTCTCATTTTTTGAGTGGATTCATATCATCTTCCAAAACGACAGGTATAAGGGAAAGCAATGGAAAAGAAGTAGATGCATATTTACTGAAAAGACTTTACACTTTGGCGAATTTAATGGATCCTGGTAGATTCGGAGGACAATACGCAACACCAGGATCTTCAATTGATGAGATATTTAGTCGTCTGTTTAAAAATGAGCCATCATGGGCTTTTAAAATAAACGCACAACCATATATATGGAATTTTGGAAAGTATTTTACTATAGAAATATTTAATTCTGGGAAGACTGATTTCAAATGTAAATTAAATGATCAGTTATTGAATTTGGGTATTACAAAGAAAGAGGCGGGTAGTAATAATAAAGGGAATCCCGCGGTTTCTAAAATTTCAAAAACATTTGGTGATCTTAATCAAATTTTAACTGTTAGTAGCTTAAGAAAGTCTGGTAAAAGAGTTGTTTCGGGAACACAAGACAGGGCGTTCATAGGTATGACGGGGTTTATTCAGAGAGATTTATTCAATATAAGACCACAAATAATATCCGATTCTACACGTACCGGTTCCGATTCTATTGTATTACTTGGTATGCAGGAATACTATAAGACTAACGTATCAAAGGCTAATACGGGTGCCAACTCTTTAATTCCAACCCCTAATAAAAGACCGAACCCTTCTAGAAATAGTCCTAGAGGACCCTTATCTCAGCCTTCAACTTCTGTTGAATCGGGGGGTAGCACGATTGGATACAACTCTAATAATAATAATGTGTCAAGTAAACCATCAAACATTCCGAAAAGGCGTCCCGTCGCGCGTTTCCCTTCACTCCCACGACCGGTACCATCAATTCTTGAAACACGTAAGAGGAAGAGGAACAATAACAATAATAATAAAACTAATTTACCTTCCTCTAAAAAGAGACAAGTTATAAGCAATAACCAGAAACCTAGAGTAAATACCACTATGAATAATTTAAATAAAAATCAAATGATAGCTAATTTACAGGCTCAATTGGCTCGGGCTCAAGCAAATGCTAAGACTGCCGCAAATACTCTCACAAATGCTAGTACTAAGGCTATCGCAAATGCCGCCGCAAATGCTTCTATTAAGGCGAACGCAAATGCTGCGAGAGTCAGAAGAGCCCTAAAACAACTTAATATCAGTGTAAATAATGTCGGGCCTCAAACTCGTTCAAAACAACCTAAGTGAACCTAGAACTATATAAAAATTCAATTAATTAACACTCTTAACGCAAGAGTCTCGTTTGGAGCGTAGGAAAAGCATAATACTATGTCCGCGATCACTGTCGCTAGAACCCGTTTGGCCATCCTCGGACGCCAAATACATCATACCTTGAGTCTCAGTGATACTATTCTCTTTCA